GATCGTATCTTCTCGACGTTAAGCTGCGTGCCGTATTTCGCCTGCAACTCTTCCGCCTTGACGTAAAGCTCTGCTTCTAGCTCGTCGCGCTTGCGATCGTCCTCCATCAACATCTTCTCGCGGCCAAGTTGCAGCTCGGCTGCCTTCTTCTGGATATCCGCTTGGATTTGCTGAATCTGCACCGCGATCAACTGCTCGTTGATGTCTGGCTTGTCTTCTTGTGGTGGCGCTTGGAACTGTGATGGGTCTGACCAGAATTGCGACACGTCCTTGAACCCTGCAAGCTCTGTCATCGCCTTCAGCGTGTTTGACAGCTTCTGCATGTCGGTCAACGGATTCACTGGCCCCATGGTCGCCATGGCTTCTTTCTGCATCTCGCCAATTTGTCGCAGCATCATCATGCGCTCAGTATCCGTACCGCGGCCAAGCGCGACATTAATTGAAACGTCCATATTGGCGTTCCATGTGCGCGGGTCGATCGGAATGAACTCGTTCGACAGGCGCACCATACGCGGCTGATCCTGATGCGTCGTAATTAAGTGCAACACGATCCGATAGAGCTGCTTCATGCCTGTCTCGGCAAAGATGCGCGCAATCATCTCAATGTGCTGCTGAGCGCTCGACACAGTCGCCTGAACAGCCGCTGCGGTGGATGACTGCAACGCGCCGGCATCAAGGCCCATAGACGCCTTTGAGATGCCTGTGCGGGCCTCTTTGATCTCGTCCATGTATTGCAACACTGGGAATGCCTGCTGACCGACGAACGGCATAGACAACGGCTGCACCTGACCAGCCTGACGCTGTCGTATAATCGAGCCAACCTCTGTGTTCATCACGTCTTCGATGTTGACCATACCCTCGGTCACCGCAATGCGTGGGTGAATAGACATCGCCAAGCTGTCGAGCGTGTTACGCATGATGACAGACTTAATCCGCTGGATGTCCATGACGGTGTCTGCGATCGACATGCCAAAGAAGTCGTGCGCCTCTGGGTCAGGGCAGAACACGGCAAACGGCAGCATCGCGCACGGCTCGTTCATGAGTATCTTTTTACCGTCGCCCGCGGTGCAAATTTTACGCAGCTCTGCGATTCCGTCGCCGTCGTAGTCGACGCGGATATAGTTTTCGACGTACAGCACTTTCTTCATCGCCGGATCGTTGCGCTCGTTCATCTCGTTTGTGAGCGCCTTGTTGCGCGTGTAGCGCTCGACGTTTGTCTCCATGTCGTCGTAAGCGGATCCGAGATCCGACACGTCGTCGTAGTCGTAGCCCATGGCCACAAGCTCTGAGACGGTCACAATGCGGCGGTGCGCGACGTAGTCACTGTCCTCGAGGGACTTGGCTTCACGGGAAATCAGGAACTCCTCCGGCGGCACTGCCTCGAGCTTCACGCGTCCGTCTGGGTATGTGTATGTGGCGCGCACGGCGTGCACCATGGGCGGAGGCACAATTGTACCAGTCATAGGGTCAATCTGGGGCTCGCCAAACGGCTCGGATGCGACGATCTCAACATCCACATTCGGGTCGGCCATAATCGCGCTCAAGGCGTTGTCGTCGAGGCCGGTGAGGTCGTGCGTCTCGAATCGTGTCTGGTCATCCCAGTAGCACTTGATAATGCCAGCCTTACGGATCAGCGCATCTTTGAACGCCGCGTGAATGTGCAAGAAGCCATTGTTGTCGCGATTGATGATGTAGTTGGCATATTCCGTTGCCTGCTTAGCAGCCGCAACGTCTTCTGGCCCCTGTGGGGCGTATTCAACTGTGTGGTCGGTGCCATGGAATATGCGCATTAGCGACGGCATAATCGCCTGCACGGTGTCGCGCACGTCCATGCTAACAACTTGGCTGCGGCCATCTTCTTCGTCGCCAAAGGGCTCGCCGCGGTAGTATTGCGTGGCAGTGGCGCGTGTGGGGCTTATCCAATTGTCGATAAAATCGATTGCGTCGTCAATCTCTTTTCCAACGATACCTTGCAGCTCGTCGTCGTCCATCTGGTTAGGGTTTAGCTCGGCTTCTAGTTGCGCCGCCAGTTCGTTGATTTCGTAGTCCATGTACGGCTCCTATCTGCTCAAATAACCTTCGACGTCGGCAAGCAGGCCAGAGCTAAGCTGTGGCTGCCTCCGCATCGACATAGGTGTTTTTGCCATTTTAGCGGCGTCGTTTTTCATTGCCCTGCGCCCAAGCTGCAATCCTTTAAATCCGCCGTATATCAATGGCGCGGCATCTAGGCCAAGCATTGCAATGTGGCCAAGCATGTCGAGCTGGCGTCCCTCTTGATATGCGTCTCTAACTTTTCGAGAGCCACCATAGAGATCGTCTGCAACGTATGGGGCGTTTGCAACCGGCACCATCTCAGCGACCTTGGACATCGCGACAGCTTCCATAGGATCGCGCCCCTGATCGATCAGAGATTGCACAGCGCCACGGCGCGAGTTGAACATGTTGGGCTCGGCGTTCATGTAATCCATGAAGCTGGAAAGCTGGTCTTCAGTGTACAGGTAATCTCCAAAGTCGCGGTATGTGCGACCTTGGTCGTCGGTTTTATAAACCAGCTTACGGGCGTATGGATCGATCTGGTCGTATGCTAGGGAAATCTTCTTGCGGATGTCACTCATCAGGCCTCTCTTCAGTCACCTTGACTTTGTATTTTAAGAGCAATGGCTCTTCGCTGTCTAACGTCTCAAGTATTTCGATTTTAAAAGATGGATCGCTCTCTAGAAGCGATTTTCCAAAGTCATCCATCTCCATTTCGTAAACAAGTGTCGTCATTTCTCTAATCCTTCCAAATAATCGAGAATACTCATAAACTGACCCTCCGGAGGCCTCACAAACTCCGGAACGACAGGGTTGAACTGGGTGTAAACATTTGGCCGCGCCTTGCGGTTTTGCAGGCCAAGGTATTTTGCGACTTTTGCCATATCCATCGTTTCCGATATGATCAAGTCTGCGCGCTCATTCGGAGGGATGTTTATCCCAAACGTCGAAAGCACGTCGTCAACTTTCTCACGCGCGACAGGTAAAAATTTGTCAGCATCTTCGCTGACATCATAAAAACCCTCGACCGGCTGGCGTGTCGTGTGGATCGCGTCACCTAGACCGCGTTCTTTCTTATACCCTTCAGACGCCCAATAACTTTGCGGCGGGTAGGGGTCATAAAACTCTTGCGGCTCCTGCCGAAAAGGTGTCGTTCTCACTTTAGAGCGCGCAAGTGAAGCCTCCGCCCCGCGTATATTAGGGTTCGTTAAATGCTTCATTGGGTCAATGACAGGCCGCACTTCGTCTGAGAAGTGAAGCAAATCAAGTAAACCGCGTGCATATTTTAACGGGTTAGCCATTAAGAACCGTTGCCCTCTAAGTTAGAGAAGTAGTTAAGAATATCGTTTGTCATTGGCGCGGCAGCTCCAACGCCGAAAACAGGAATAGAACCCTTGACCATACCGCGGACAACCTCTTTCGGTGTTAATCCGGTGATGGCGCTAGTGCGCTCAATCGCTTCATTGACGAACTGAATCATAGGCTTACCCTCTTTCCCAGTTCCTCCATGCCAGACGACTTCTTGAAACTTCATAGGCGTAACGCCTTTTTTGTCGGCAAGCTCCATCGCAACTTCTTCGACGGCGCCATATGTTTTTGGAGTAGGCACTTGCATACCATAGCCAATAGTCATCATCTGCTCATCCATCGTCGCACGATCGCCGGCGCCTTGGAAATTTGTAGAGAAGTTAAAGCGTTTTGGGTTTGTAGTTGGGTTGATACCGCCTGCCGCTTCAATTTTGGATGCCGATTTAGCATTATTACCCAAAAAACGACCTCCGATTGGGTACGGATAGTTGAACGTATTTTCCGGTAAATTAGCGCCCTGCGCCTTACGATAGTTGTCAAAAGACGCCATTAAAAAGTTTGCCTGCGGATCGGCGCCGCCAGTCCATGCGGCCATAGGGTCGGCAAACATTTCTTGGAACTTCTTGCGGCATAACTCTTCACCATATTCATCTATGAATTCTTTTTCAAATTGACCCATGAAATACCAGTCAGACGTGTCTGGCCGATCGATGCCTTTTTCGTATGCCTCAAGAAGGTTTCTTTTTGACTGAGGATTGCCATAAAGTTTCCGATATTTATCGATAGTTTCCTGCTTTGCCGGCAATACCGAAAGCGTTTGGTTTGGCTGCGACGCAACCGGATATTTATAGCGATCAACGCTAAAGCGATCTGCGATGTTAAAATACGGGTCATAATCGCCAGCATTAATCCGGCGCTGCGTAACATCGCGAAATTTCTTTACAGCACTTGCCTCTGGGCTCTCGCTTTTAGCTAAATACTCTTTACCTTTTTTCTTATCAAATTTCATCACCGGCGGAGTTACTTCAGGGTAACGCTGGCGCAGCGCAAATTTTATAATGTCATCAAGTAAGTTAGCCATTACTCAAAGTCCCTAATTATTGCATCCAAGATGCTCATCTCTTTCTCAAACTCACGCTCGGCTTCTGTCATTGGCTTCACGTAGCTGTATCGCTTGCCGCCAACGGGGATGTCCGCACGCTCACGTATTTGTACAGGGTATACCACACTATTAGGCATAC